CAGCGTCAGATGTGTATAAGAGACAGGGCTCGTGGGGATGAAGGATGGGGAGGGCAAACCGCTCTACCGGGTTGAGGAGATGGAACGGCTCACCGCCACGATCCTTGCGGAGCAGCAGCTTGAGAGAGAGGCGATGACGGGACATGGGGGTGAGATCACGAGCTCGCGGAAGCCCATCGTTCTGCACGAGTATCTGGCGACGTTGATCGGGCCGGAGGGGGAGCTGGTCGCGGACCAGGGGCTCAGCATCGTCGCGAACAACAAGCACCTGATCCGGGGGCCGGAGGCCAATCCGTTCTGGCATGGGCGCGATTTCGTGGTCAGTGCGCCGCTGATCCCGGTCCCGCTTTCCCCCTATGGGCGCAGCTACATGGAGGACTTCGGGGCGCTCGCGAAGACGTTCAACGCGCTGACCAACCTGATCCTGGACGCGACCTTCACCACCACGATGAAGAGCTTCGCGATGTCTCCTGGGATGTTGATGAACCCGGAGCAGATTGCGGAGGGGATGGCTCCGGACAAGCTGTGGCTGGTCGAAGATGGGGTGCTGCCGAAGGACTTCATCAAAGAGATCGACCTCGGTACGCTCGACGCCGCGAGCATCCAGGTGTGGCAGGTGTTGAAGAATGAGTTGACGGAAGGGGCGAGCCAGAATGAGATCGGGCTGGGCCAATTCGCGCCTAATTCCCGCACCAGCGCCACCGAGGTGGCGGAGTCGTTGCAGGGGGCGGGTGCGATGGTGCGGAGCATAGCCACCAACGTCGAGACGCTCCTCCTGAACCCGATGCTCGATCTGGTCTGGAAGACCGGGGTGCAGCATGTGGGGAAGGGAGATGAGGCGATCAAGGCGGCGATGGGGAAGGATATGTTTGACGTGCTGATCGGGAAGCGGAAGGAGCTGGTGGAGCGGAACGTGACGTTCAGCGCGCGGGGGATCAGCACGCTTTTGCAGAAGAGCCAGCGGATGAAGACGTTGATGTTCGCGTTGCAAGTGATGGCCAGCTCTGAGGTGTTGATGAAGGAGTTTCTCGGCAAGGTTGATCCGGGGAAGCTGGTGGACCTGATCCTCGATCTGCTCGATATTGACATCAAGCGGTTGAAGATGGGGGAGCGGGAGCGGATGGTCGCGGAGATTGTACAGCGGAGCCAGCAGGCGGCGGCGCAAGCAGGCGGTGGCTCGGTTGACGGGGGGACGGCGGAGCAGGTAGGTGGGGTCGCGGAGCAACTGGGAGTGAGTTAGATGGCTGAACATGGACATGGAAGGCGGCGGCCGGAGTTGCCGGAGCAAGCTAGTGGAACGGCCAAGGCCGCGGTGGCGCGCGGAAGCGCGCCGTTGGCGCCGTTGGCCCGCGCGGTAGTGCGAAAGCGGCGGAAGCGCACCGCGAACGCGAAGGCTGGGACCAACCCCTTCGCTGGGCTGAGCCGGAGGCGCCAATAATGGCTGTCAGGACTGGGTTGCAGCCGCGTAGACGCCGCGGCGGCGCTGGTGATATAACCCGGGGCAACCCTTTCCGTGATCTGACGCATGAAGAGACGCTTAAAAGGGTGAAGAAGAAGGTGCGGAAGGGCGACATAAAGCGGTCGCGGCGTCTGATCAAGAAGATGCTCAAGGAACCGACAACTGGAGACCCAGAGAGGAGGGAACGTGCTATCCGCTCCGGGGTGAGCGAGGGGATCAGTGAAGAGGGCGTGAAGATCGACTTCAAGCCGCGGAACAGGCCAGAGCGTAGGCCGAAGCGCGCGCCGCGTTTCCGGTTACGCTGATGCCCGCTCCGTCGCCCAAGAGGAGGAAGAAGCGATGACAGGAGTGATGGATGACGCTCTAGCAAAGGTTGTGACCAGCGGTGAGATCGCCGCGGCCACCCCCGCGCTGGAGGCGATGATCACGCGGCTCGAACGGGCCGTCACGATGCGGGTGTTTCAGCGGTTGAACAGCGGTGAGACACTCGACCCGCAGTTCGCGGTCCAGGCGTGGATGGAGCTTTTCGCCCATGCCCGGGTGAGAGGAACCTTGACAAAGGGGATCGCGGTAGGGCAGAGTGCAGGTGAAACGATCAGTGAACAGATGAACAACGGAGAGTGAACATGGCGAAAGAGAAGAAGGTCGCGGCTGAGCCCGCGGAGACGGACATCCTAGACGTTCTCGGGATCGGTGGAGACCCTGGCAGCTCTGGGAAGCCCGCGGAGAAGGCCGCGGGGAAGGAACCCGATGAGAGCGACCGGATCGCGACGCTCCTCACCACCATAGAGGGGCTCACAGGCCGGGTGGATCAGATGCAGGGCGACTTCATGCGGCTCGCGACCGGCGGCGCCCCCGTGATCACCGCGCCGGAAGCGCCGAAGATGACGGATATGACGCTTGAGGGGCTCCCGGATCAGGCGGATGACCCGGAAGGGTTCGCGAAGGGGCTGAACCTCCGCATGAATGAGACGCTCAAGGCGAACATGGCCGCACTCACCGCGCATCAAGCGAGCGAGCAGGCCGCGGTTGGCGCCGCGACCGCGCGTGGGGACCGTCTCTGGGAAGACTTCCAGGAGAGCTACTTCGAGAAGCTCGAAGCGGACCTGCCGGATACGATCACGGACGTGACCCCCTATGTCGAGACGGCGGCCAAGGCCGTGGCCGCGCGGGCTGTGCGCGGGATCGCGGACCCGGTGCAGAAGGCGAGGATGCTGGACTCTCTCATGTACGGCACCCCCACGCGCTTCATGGAAGACGTGTTCAAAGAGACCGAACGGGTGCTCGCCCCGCTCCGCCCCGCCGCGGGGGAAGGGGAAGGGGAGAAGGGCCCGACACCGGAGGAGATGGCAGCGGCCCACCGCACAGGCGGGATCGAGGGCGGCGCTGCTGGCCCGAAGGGAAAAGGCGCCTCCGGCGAGGAACAGACCACGCTCGTGCAGGATATCGAGAAAATCCAGCTCGCGACCGGCTTCTATTGATCCGCGTCGCCGCGCGGCCCGCACCGCGCGCCACACGAGGGGCTTGACTGGAGGGGGGGAACCGAGGTAGAACAGGGGATGAACAAAGCAGAAACAGGAGTCTAATCATGGCTTGGGTCTGGGACGCCCCGACGGGCACCTTCAAGAACCACGCGCTAAGCACCAAAATCCGGCGCGAGGCCATCGCGGACGTTCAGGTGATGAAGTTCCTGCGGCCGGAGCCCGGTTACGGCAAGCACAAGGGCGAGTCGGTCACGATCACCCGGGTGATGAAACTGCCCATCGCCGGGCGCGTTTCCGAAACGGATCGGTTGCCGAGCGGTCGGCCCGCGATCCAGACCAAGCAGGTCACGGTGAGCCAGTGGGGCTTCAAAATCCCCATGACCCAGTTCGAGCTGGACTTGGCCCACTTCAACATGCTCAACCCGTTCCAGGCGGCCCTTCGGGACCAGATGAGCCTGACGATGGACGTGATGGGCGCGGATGCGCTGAAGACCACCCCTTACAAGTACATCCCGACCGTGGCTGGCGGCACCTTCGATACCGATGGCACGCCGAACACGACCGCGGACAAGAACCTGGGCATCTCCGATCTCCGCAAGCTCTGGGATGAGCTTCGTGGCGTGCTGAAGTGCCCGACCTTCCGGAACGGGCAGTACATCGGCATCCTCTCCACCCGCGCCGCTCGCGGGTTGAAGAACGACCCCGAGTACAAGGACTGGCTCGCCCCCGGCACCAGCAAGCCCTTGCTCTCCGGGCAGCTCCCTGCGGTGATCGAGAACTTCGCCCTCTTCGAGACCAACCACACAGATGCCTTCGCTGATCTGGTCGGCGCCTCCACCACGACCGGCGAAGCGGTCTTCTTCGGCGCGGACGCAGGGTTCACCATCGAGGTGCAAACCCCGGAACTGCGCGCCGGTATCCCCGAGGAGCTGGGCACCTTCCGGGAAGTGGGTTGGGTCGGCACGATTGAGGCGGGGCTCACCTGGGAGGTGGCTGCGAACGCTCGTGTGATCCACGTTACCAGCGACTAGGAGGGACAGAGAATGTCCAGCACTTTCATGCAACGCTATACGGTCGTCTTCCCGATCCAGGGTGGGGACGCGCTCCCCACCGAAATCCTGGCGGCCACTGCCCAGGACAAGGCCATCTTCGCGCCTGCCGTCCCGGTCAATATCGTCCGCTGGGGCTACATCGTGACCACCGTGTTGGGTGACACGACCCAGGTGCTCGCGATGGACTTCATCCCGATCACCGGGTTTGGGGACTTGTCCACGGATCGCGTGAACGGCGCGGTTGCCGCAGGGGTTGACACCGCAGGCGGCACAATCACCAGCGGCGAGGCCACCGCGGTTGGCAAGGGCCATTTCCACAACGTGAACCCGAAACTCAAGGTTGACCCCGGTGAGGCAGTCGTGATCGAGGCCACCGCGGCTCCCGCGAGTGGCGACTATTACATCTTCATCGAATACGAGATGGAAGGCTTCTCCGGCGGACTGCCCGCAGTTGCAGGCACGGACCCGAACCGGATCAGCAACCTGACCGTCAAGGCCAGCTAGGGGGAGATATGGCGCTATACGGAGCACTCGCAGAGGCGGTTCGGAAGGGCTGGTCGATTGAGTTCGGCACCGTTGCGCTGGCTGGGAACCCCACCAGCGTCGCGACCAACGTGACCATCCAGGGCGCAATGGTGTGCTTGAACACCAAGACCGCCCTCGCCCTCTTGACCCATGCCGTCACCTACTTCGTGGAAGCCGCGACCCCTAACCAGCTCGACATCTATGGGTGGAAGCCCACCAGCTCCTCCGTTACGACGCTGGTAGCCGCGACTGACACCGAGCCTGTCACCTGGATCGTATGGGGGCCCATCATAGCGTAGCTTGAGGAGGACGAAGGAATGACGATTGATCTGAACCGAGGATGCACAATCAAGACTGATCCCGGCACTGGCGCCAGGGTGATCATGTATAAGGATCAGCCCGGTGTCTTCCTGAACGCGCACGGCGCCGTGGTCGCGGACACGCTCGCGGCGCGCTGTGGGTTCCCGGTGAAGGACTTGTTGCGGGAACGGCGCAAGCGTGAAGCGCTCGCGCAAAGCGCGGAAGAGATCGAGGCCGAGTTCGAGGAGAAGATGGCGGTCAAGACCAAGGATAAGGTTCTCGCGGAGAGCGAGGACGGGTATAAGGCGGTCCAGCGCCCCTTCGGGCGGTGTTGGGTTTATGGGCCGGATGACAAGCCGATCAACGACCGGCCGCTGACCAAGGAGGAGGCGTTG